GAAGAAATTGGCTATAGAAAATTTGCGGAATTTGGTAGACAAATGCAAATCAAGAAAATTGTTTGTGATACCAAAGTTAAACGTAAATGTTTTAAAGTTATTTCAAATGATGATGTAGCACAGTCTTTCTCATTCTTGAAAGATGTACCGGATAAAGATAAGAAATTTTTTGAATCATTGTTGTGGTATGCGACCAGCTTGAAAAGATGTAAGAATATCACTGATATATTTTTTGCTAGTCTTGGTTTTTATCAAATGATTTCTGAGCGTTCTATATACTCACAGCTTGCAGAGAGTGATTTTGTGGATTATTTCCAGAAATTATTTGATTCTAATCCGTATGATGAGACGAGTAGTGAAAGGCAAAGCATAGAGACCCTACGTGATTTCCGTATGTTTTTAGGGAATTATGACAAGATCAAAGAAAGTGAGGTTTATTGCAAGATTAAGAGATTTATTATCTACACATTGTGTAAAATATCTCATCTGGATGTAGGAATAAACTTCCAGTCATGTGGTTACACAAAACTGGAAGAAGTGACATTGAGAAGAAAACACTCCAGTAATGTTGATTTTGTTTACATACTTCTAGATACTATCACTTTTTTGGGTGAGAAAGGATATGAGGTATATAAAACAGGAAATTTTGAGAAAATTTTGCATAATTCGGGTGATTACACTGAATGGTACGAAAAAGTTCATGAATTACGCAAGACTTTACGAGATATGGATCAAAACCCTAATTTCGTTGAGAGTTCTTTTTTAGCAGATTTGAGTGAATTGATAGAGAAAGGACAAGCAATTAAGCGTTTTTCAAAAAATTTTTCCCGATCAGACAGGTTATATTTTTTACAAATCTTTTCTGAATTGGAGATCATGGAATTGGACTATAATACTAAGCGGCGTGCGCGTGAACCTAGAAAAGTACCTTTCTCTCTACTAGTAGAGGGAGATTCAGGTATTGGGAAAACGTCAATGCTCCATGTTTTATGTGTATTTTTTGCTGAACAAAATGGTTTGAGGCGTGACTCTACTTACATTTACACAAAAAATGCTTTTGCTGAATTTTGGGATAATTTTTCTACATATATGCATACTATTATCTTAGATGATATAGCATTTATGAAACCTGATGCAACGATGGGAGGTGACCCTTCTTGTATGGAGTTTCTGCAGATTGTAAATGCAGTTCCCTATGTACCCAATCAGGCAGCTTTAGAGAATAAAGGTAAAACACCTCTTAAAGCAGAGCTTGTGATTGGTACTACTAATACACGACACCTCAATGCTCATCATTACTTTTCTTGCCCGAGTGCAGCTCAACGACGATTTCCTTATATAGTCACAGCGAAAGTGAGACCTGAATATAGACATGAAGGAGCTGTTACATTAGATTCAACGAAAGTGCCTACTTTAAAACCTAATGAACTCCCAGACTATTGGATGTGGAATGTTTCAACTATTAAACCTGTGGCGGGTACAGCTGTTGATAGGAGGCGAAAGCTTGGTATTGAAACTAAAATACTGAAAGATGTACCTATGTCAGACTTCCTGATATGGTACAAAAAAGCTATTGCTGAACATAATGCTAGCCAGCACAAAATGCTAACCTCACTCAATCAGTTAAAAGATATAACTTTTTGCTCGTGTGGTATGCCTTATTCAATGTGTCAATGTAACGTTCAGACTTTTTCAGAGCGAATGAATGATACACGAATTATGTTCAAAATGTGGTCTTCAATTGGATTATGTATATCAGTTATCTGGTATATGAGAGATTCAATATTAAGCTTCTTAGTGAACCGATTATGGGGAACTTTTTGGGTAAGGTTGATGCATTACTTCTATATAGATCGATATCGTCACGTCCATCCTAGAGTGTTCTTGAACTACCTGGGAAATAGAGCTCAAGCTACATTAGCAAGACCGAGGAATTTAGTGTTGATTGTTTCTATAGCAACAGCATGCCTAGTTGTTTACAAAATGTGCAAGGGTTACACTGACATTCAAAGTTTTACTGAAGCTCATGGCAAGACTTGTTCAACGAAGACAGAAGATGAACGAGAGGACATTTGGTATAAAAGTGATTACTCATTAACTGCTTATGATATGCTACCAGCTAGTTTATCGTCGCATGGTTTAACACGTGATGATTTTCAACGCATGATTGGAAGAAATATTATACGTATTAATGTTGCAGCAGGACCTCATATTCACAAAAACAATGCATTTTGTGTGTATGGTCATATTTATGCTGTGAATCGCCATTTTATAGAAATGGGATTGAATCATTTGTTCGAGATTATTCAGAGTGCGGATACCACTGGTATCAATGGAAATGTGAAAACATGTCTGACTGAAAAAGATGTCTTATTTTTTGATGAAACTAACGATCTAGCTTTTGTGCAGATTTTATGTCTACCACCAAAGAAAGATTTGCGGAAATATTTGATAAAAGATTCTTTTGAAGCAAAGGCTCCAGGTTTTCTCCAAGTTAGGGATTTTGATGGAAAATTGAGTGTTAACAATTTTAAGGGTTGTGAGCATTTGAATGATGTTAGATTCCCAAAGTGTAATATCAATATGGAGCGCGGTATAGAGATGAAGTCAGGTGATTTGACTAAGTACGGAGATTGTGGAGCACCACTCGTATTGGAATCAGAACTTGGTTTTGTTATTGCTGGGATGCATTGTATTTTGGCAGATAAATCAAGACCAATTTCGTTAAGATTTACGGAAGATGATATACGAGCATGTGAAAAACACTTTGGTAATACTATAAGTGAAAGTTATCCTCGTCTACAATCTGAAACCGCTTCTTTTGATTTGGGTGATTTGAGCAAACGGTCCGTTGTTAGGTTCGCAGAAACCGGTTCAGCATATGTGTATGGATCCACTGAAAAGTTTAGGACAAAACCCAAGACTCGAGTGGAACCAACAATGCTCAGTGAGCGTTTTAAGGAATTAGGTTTTATGCCTAAGGTTACAAAACCAGTAATGAAAGGTTGGGAACCGTGGCGTAATGGATTATTGGACATGGTTAAATGTGATTCGCCTATTAGGACAGATATATTAGATATTGTAAAGGAAAGCTTCAAGAAAGAGATCCTTAGGAGTATTGATATGGAGATGTTAGAAGAACAGGTGCACATATTGACTGACTTTGAAACAATTAATGGAGCGGCCGGTGTAAAGTATATTGATAAAATTAATAGAAATACGTCAGCAGGCCCGCCATGGAATAAGAGTAAAAAATATATGATGCACGCCATCCCACCTATTGGTGAAACACTCGATCCAGTTGATTTGAATGACGAATTGAAAGATCGTATAAATGAAGCAATTGAATGTTATAAAAGAGGTGAAAGATATCACTTCCTATATAAGGCACATCTAAAGGATGAGCCAATTTCTTTTGCTAAAGCTGAAGCCAAGAAAACACGGATTTTTTGTGGGGCTTCTATAGATAGTACTTTCATAACAAGAAAATATTATCTAGCAGCTGTTCGATTTATACAAAACAATCGTTACACGTTCGAGAACGCCGTTGGTATTAATGTCGATTCCATTGAATGGGATGATGTTTATCAATATTTAACATGTTTTGGAACCGATGGAATTATAGCAGGTGATTTTAGTGCCTATGATAAAACTATGAAAGCGGTATTTTTACATGCTGTTTTTGATATTTTGGATTGGTTATTAATGTTGTCTGGAAATTTTAAAGACACTGATAAAAATGTTCTGTATGGTATTAGAGAAGATCTTATTTATTCAACTACTGACTTTAATGGAGATTTAATCGAATTCTTTGGTAAGAATCCTTCGGGAAATGCCCTTACAGTAATACTTAATGGTCTGGTTAATTGTCTATACAACCGATATGCTTATTATCTACTGAACCCGGAAAATGAATGTGAATCTTTTAAAGAGAACGTTCGTTTGATGGTTTATGGCGATGATAATATAATGGGAGTAAATGTTGATTATGCACCATGGTTTAACCATACATCACTCGTTTTCGCTTATGAGAAGATGGGGATTAGGTATACCATGGCTGAAAAGACAGCTAAGAGTGTACCGTATATCAAAATTACGGAAGCTACTTTTTTGAAAAGGTACTTTCGATACGATGATGTACTGGAGTGTCAACTGGCTCCCATAGAATTTCAATCCATTGCGGATAGTCTAACTATGTGGGTCAGATCAAAATCAATTACGAGAGAACAACAAATGCTTGAAATAATGAGTGGAGCCTTACTAAAGTTTTTCCACTTTGGTGAGAAAACTTATAAGAAATGGTATAAAATCTTCAAAGAGATTGTTGAAACAACTGATTTGAAAGATTTTGAAATTGAAGCTCATATTAAAAGTTATTCTGATATGGTTTGGAGTTTTCAAGAAAGGAGAAGGAAACTGACTCCTTACTTGTCTTACCAACCACTTGAAGAATAATTCAAGCATGGGATTGTCTAATATCCCGGATAATTATTAGATGGTTGTATACGCTCCCTTATAGCGCTAGATGTAATGTCGGGATTATCTAATATCCCATAAAATTATTAGATGGTTGTATACGCTTCCTTATAGCGCTAGATGTAAATCATGTGTCGTATAGGCCATTGGATTATGGTCTTAACCAAAATGATCCTTCTTGTACTAGTTACTGCTTAAAAGAATAATGCTCACTTTCTTTAGAGAATGGAGTACAAGGATAAACCTGCCAGGGCGTTCCCCGAAATCTCTATTTAGAGATGATTTAGGCTGGTTGTCAACCCGAGCAAAGACTATACGGAGATTGAGAGAACTCCTTAAAAGTCTATAAACCACACCTCTCGGTAACAAAAAATCAAAACAAACGGTGGAGCTCGTTGTAACACCTGATTCACAACGAACCGTCCAGAATTGGTCAAATTCTGGGGACACTAAAGGCGTTCGTGCTTTAGACTGTCCATTAAATTTGCGAAGACAAAGAAGTCAACCAAATGTTATACTTGATGCTATTACGCAATCTGCTCAGGTTGAGGAAACTCACGAGGAGGGGGCAAGTCATGATAGGGAAGGGACTACAACGTTTTTCGATGCCACTGCTGGCACTTTGATAGACCCCAAACCATTTACTACTGCAGTAAATCTTGATGGCTATAAGGCTGATGCCTCATTAGCCAAATTCTTGAGCAGACCCTATATTATTTATAATACAACTTGGTCTGTTGGTTCAGGAATCAACGTCAATGTACCAGTATGGCGAAATTACTTTAATCATTCAGTTATTCGGAATAAGTTAGCAAACTATGCGTACTTAAGATGTAACCTCAAGATAAAAGTGATGATTAATGCTTCCCCTTTCTATTATGGTTTGACAGCGGCTATTTATACGCCGTTACCTAATACTCAGTCAGCACCAATTTCAGCTAATAACCCACTAGTTCCTTTGTCACAAAGACCATTGATATGGTTGTATCCACAGGAATCTAGGGGTGGGACTATTACTGCGCCCTTTATATATCCACAAACGTGGTTGGAGCTAGACAACCTTGTTAATTTATATAATATGGGTAGTTTGGATTTGACAACGTATGTTGATTTAGCTAATGCTAACAGTGTAGTTGGAACTGATTGTGATATTATTGTTTATGCATGGGCAGAAGATGTTTATCTTTGTGGTCCTACCAATACAGATATTCTACAATCATCTAAGAAGAAGAATCCTGGGGGTTCTGCTATGCCAGTGGCGGCAAGTTTGTCTGTCAGTGATATATCTACCCAGAGGGATACTACTTCTAAACCAACAACATCTGTACCATCTTCAGCTCAAGTGTATAAGGGAACAGGAGGTTCTATCTCAACACCCTTATCAAAAGCATCTTCTTTTTTAGATAATGTGGCTCCTTTGGTGGGAGCAGTAAGTGCTCCAGCAGGAGCTGCTGCCCAGGGTGTGTCTGTAGCATTACGAGGAGCAGCTTCTGTTGCTCAAGCTTTTGGACATACTGATAATCCAATAATAAGGGATGTTGAACCTTTTAAGAACTTACCTTTCCATGGTTTTAGTTCGTCTGAAATATCTGAACCACGAGATAAATTGACTTTTGATCCAAAGCATTCGCTATCAAAAGCAGCAGGTTGTGCAGACGTTTTGACAAGGAGTGATACATCCATAGAGGCATTGTGTGCACGTGAATCGTATTTAACTCAGTTTACATGGAGTAGTACAGCTGCATTTAATGATTTAATCTTCTCTTTATCTGTCAACCCCAATCTTATTGCCGTTGGTGGCGCTGGTGCAACAATGACTGTTGACATGGTGCCTATGGCATGGATAGGTCGGTGCTTTAACTACTGGCGAGGAGATATTGTTGTTCGATTCCGTTTTATATGTACACAGTACCATAGAGGTAGAGTGCGTATAACTTGGGATCCAATAGATGATATTGATACAGTGTCGGACACGACAGCTAGTAATTATAATCGTATTGTGGATATAAGTGAGGATCAAGATGTCTATGTTAAGATTCCATATCTTCGTCAGACGGCGTTTGCAAGGGTGTCACAAGCTAATATTCAAAAATATTCGCCAACAGACACTTCAATAAACTCTGACTACGATAATGGACAACTGACTGTACGAGTACTAACTCAGCAAACATCACCTGTTGTTAGCGCTGACATAACCGTAGTTGCTAGCGTCTGGGGAGAAAATATGGTATTTTCCAATCCTGACGAGTTGGCTAATTACCAAACTTATGAAGTGCAATCTTCTTCCAACTATTGTGAAGGAAAAGAAGCAATACCTTTATTTGATGGGACTGAAATGTCACCTGATTTTTTCACACTCTATGCAGGAGAAAATGTTACTGACATTTGTCAACTTATGCGTAGAAAATCTTTGTATGCTAGTGATCGACTAACTCAAAATACAACAGCGTTGTATTTGAACAGTCTTGTCACATTCAGAAGAATGCCAGCATATCCTGGATTTGATCCGAATGGTTTTCATTCAGCGGTTGATCAAGTTGGTGCAGGAAATTCACCTTACAATTTTGTGCATATGACATTTACCAATTGGTTTCGAGAAGCCTTTATAGGTAGTAGAGGAGCCATTAATTGGACTTTTAATGCTGTGACTACTGGGTATATCGACAATTTTTCAATTGTTCGTTATCCAGAAGCTAGCACTACTAGATATGCATCATCATCTGTTGCAGCTGCATCTTCAAGAGATCAGATTTATTCTGGTCTTGTATCAGGTGTTAACAGTGGTACAGCTGGAATGTCATTAACTAACACAAGGAATCAACCGTCACTTTCTATTGCAGCACCAATGTATTCTAGATTCAAATGGCAATTAAATGCTCCGGCATGGGCCACTCTGGGTAATTCTTTTGATGACTCGGAGATTGATAATCTACGAATGCAGGTGATTACTCAACCAGTTTTTGGTAATCCTGCAGAAACGACTGTAAATACTTATGTTAGTATTGGTGAAGACTTTTCCTTGGTCTACTTTTTGAATGTGCCCACATATTACTACGATGGTGTTCCAAATGGAACGCCGTAGTAAGGGCACAACCGGGTTCTAACTTGATTTTATTAGAGTTAGTTTTCATTTTTTCTAACGATAATACCGTCACTTTAGGTAATTAAGGGACACTAACCGCCCTTCCCATTATACGTCGAAAGGCGTAGGGTTAGTAGATAGTTTATGTAAGTTCTATCTTAAAATTTAAAACTGCGGTCAGCTTTTGCTGGTCAAAACGGGCTTGTGCGATGGGCCTGTCTCTTTGGAGTTCAAACGCGTTGACAAAGCACACTTTGTGTTGCTGTCTCTAATATTTTTCTATCCTAGCGGATTGCTATGGGGGAGTTTTAGCGGAGACAGTAGTCTTCGCCTTTTTGTACCCATGACAAACATAGTCG